CAGGAATTCGTGCGCTATAATTTTACCAGCATCAGTATACAAGCCAAAACGCACACGACCTGTGCGAGAACCATTGAAGTCAAACCAATAGGTGTGCATGGCATGGAAAGCTGTGTTGGTTAACCGTGCAGATGACACTGAACTGTAAGTTCCAGGCCAGTTTGGATACACCACATTGGCACGATGTGTCACTGTGTCAACGCTGGTTATCAGGCCAGTATCGTTCATTGTGGTTGGAGTTACACCAGTGGTAGTAACCTTGGTTCCCACAGTCAGGCGAGTTTCTTCACCTGAGGTGATTTGATAGGTAACTTGATATACATTGCCTCCGCCAGGAATAGTCACATTGGCTTGGCTGACCACAGAAGTCACATTGGCAGTGACTGGTGCTGTGCCCCAGTTGTAACCGCTTGGACCTGACCCGTTCATCTTATCGCCGCTCCAGGCGGTGTGCGGAATCTTGTTCTCAACCAAGGTGCCGTCGGTCAAGCGTCTACGCACCACTGCGTTTACTGAGGTGGCATTGGCTTCAAAAAACACACCGTTGTAGTTGGTAAACATGCCCACTCGTTTGACCACATTGGTCTGTAGTCCGTCCCAGTTGATGATGCCCACCCACTCCATGCTCACGCCCGGACGAGTTTTGTGTCTACGACGGCTGGCACGAATTGTGGTGCCAGTTATCTGTGTATTGGCGTTGTAGGTCAAGCCTGATGTCAAACGAACTGATGCAAGGTTCTGTATGAATGTGCTTACGGCATCTGCACCTTGGAACTTTTCAATGATACGCAGGTCGCCATCTTTGTCAACAGAGGGAACATACCACCACTGTTGTCCAATCAAGCTCACACGCAAACGGTCTGTGGTATCCATCTGCACAGTATCACCGTACTGCACATTGGCAGCAGTTCCATCAGGCTGGTTTATTATGTAGACATTGCCGGTGATATCTTGTGCTGGCATCTGTGTGATGCTGACGTTGCCACTAACACCCACGTTGCCTGTGATTGAGGGTAGCTGTGTTATTGCAGTCAAGTTACCTGTTAAACTCACATTGCCCAGTACATATGGCATGCGAGTGATATCAATGTTGCCTGAGATAGCCGGTAACTGTGTGATAGCGGCTATGTTGCCTGTAACACTGATTGCAGGCAGTTGTGTTATTGCAGAGATGTTGCCCGTAACACCATTAACCCAAACATTGCCTGTAATAGCCGGCAGTGATGTGATACCACTGATGTTGCCTGTTATGTTAGCATTAGCATACCAGGGTGTTGTGCCCTGTGTTACTGATAGCACATTGCCCACAATGTACACAGGTATTTTTTGTGCTTCGGTGTTGTTAACTGTTAGAGTATCCAATACATTAACATTGCCTGACACCGTGATGTTGTCGCTACCTAAGAACACACGAACATGAGGTTTACCATCGGGGGCATACTCCATGGCCTTGTGTAGGTTCAGTAGGTTAGGTTCGTCGGGATGAACATAACTGGTACTGTTGGGATTCTGTACGCCCATGTGTTAGAATCCGTTGGTGGCAGAATTATGGAAAATCAATCCTGTCCAATCTGATGTCTTGGAAATGCTTGGTGTTGAATAGCTAACGGTTAACACTCCAGGACCAGTATTGTTGCCAAATTGTATCCGTATTGGATAATAGATATTCTGTACTAGATTTATTGTGGCACTGCGTTCCACAGTTCCATGTAACCCACCGTTTTGTACCAGAGCATTGGTGGTTGAGTATCCACTGACTGCTGTGGGGCCAATCCACAAATAACTGGCATCGTCACTGGAGGTATACAAAGTGAATGTTGCTGTTGCTGGTGCTTTGAAATAACCTATGTACTGAATTGAATTATACTGAGGTTGATTGGAAATGTTAATGGTAGGCGTGGTGCCTGTGGTCTGTGTGACTGGACTTACTACTGGTGTGTCAAAGAATGCAACATCATCAGCAAAATACCCATTAGCAGTGGTTGTGCCAACTCTATTGTAATAGTAAATGTCTGGAGCAAATGTTATACTGGCCACGTTTACCCAGGGACGCCCTAGCAACAGTCCTGACGGGTTTGGATTGTTATATGATGTGTCGCTGATGTATTGTGTGGGCAATTCTGTAATGTCGTAGACATTGTTTTCTCTGTATGCAATGGCTGTGATATTGCCACCAGCTTGACGTTTCAATTGTGCCAGATCTAACTTGGCTTTTTGTCTAAGCTCTCTAGTGGAGAGGTCATTGATTTTGTTGTGTGTTCTTAGCACTGTGCCGGTTGTGATTCCTAGAGCACTTAGAGTGGTGGTACCTGCAACCACAGATCCGTTTTGTACAATATCATACCAGGTGCTGTCAAAACTGCGAGCAGTGTTGATTGCTGTTTTTAGTTGGTTAACTGTTTGGCCGTTGTCAATGGTATAACTGTCATAGACCGCGGTGTTCAATAAACTTTGAACTGTGATTGTGATGCTGGCCATAATTATCCTCTAGACTGGAATCCTGGGAACATACTAGGTGCGTTGGTTCTAATATCTGCTGGATGCTTGGGCTTGTTCATGTCAGTACCACCTGCTAGCACAGCTTCAATATCTGAAATGTGCTCGTCAGGTGCGTTTTGAAATCCCTGTGGCTCATGTCTGACTAGTCCAGCAATCTGACGCATACGAGCAAGTTCTTCATCGTCATCCTGTGCAGGCACAGCAACCACACGCACCTGTTGTGCAGGCGGGTCTGTGCGATCCAGCAGATCGATCGCGCTTCGTATGATGTCAGCTACTCTCATTCTGCACCGGTGTAGATTGTAACCAATCCAGAAGAATTTACAGCTCTCACTGATACCTTAAAGGTTCCGTCATGCTCACAAAACTCTTCTGTGTTAAACATCAGTGTGGCACCTTTGGGAACCAAAGCACTGGTCATGGTGGCGCCTGGGCTTTCTCCAAAATCTACTAGATGATCATCACCAGATGAAGCAATCAGAATATATCTACCTGACACGTCGGCGCTAGAGACTGGCGTGGTTGAGGTTTGCAGTGTTTGGTGTCTTCCTGGGAATACCATGTGTTGGTTTAGACGCATGGTATGTACTGTAGAACTGGCCGGCATAATTTATCTCCTATATTGTTGTATTTAGCTCAAACTAGCAGTTGACCTTTAATCCCAATTCACATATACTTCTTTTATGGATACTAAAAAACTAGCCCAATTGTTGCAAGGACGAACTTTACCCAAGCCCAGTTCGGGCAATCAACGTGCCTATGCTGATCAAATTGAAGAATTAGCCTGTGAGCTGGCACGAACGGAATATCCTGTGCAATATCAAAAGGCTCGATCCGTGCGCAGTCCCGAAGATTTTACCATTGTGGACGCAGGGCAGACCATGTATGTTGATGTAAAGACACGCCAGCTGGGCACGGACTTTAACATGCCCAATTTGATCTCAGTTGATCGCTTGGATAAACTGTTAACAACTGCCAGCACGGAATTGTATTACTGGATGATTGATTATCGTGTGCAGGAAGACGGTACCTGCGTGATCGAGCACTCCGAACTTCGTACAGTTTGGAGCCTGCCCTGGTCGGCTCTGGCTATTCAAAACCTGGGCAAGGGGCAACTGCAAATTGCCAAATGGAGCGAGATGCACAATTACGCAACAGACCGTGCAAAATGGCACGAACATCTGCGGGGCGAGCGCAGGCGCTTTTACCTCAAGCAGGCTAGCAAATTCCAACGCATGGCGGACGCTATAAAGTAGTACTAAAATATTAACAAAAAAGTACTACTTTTTGGGGCAAAACCCGCATAAACACTAGGGGTTTTTGGGGGCAAAAAACGGTTGACCAAAAAACCCGTTTTTGCTATACTATGTACATGAACTTAGAAAAGCCCACCCGCAAACGCCGTCAAGACACTAACCACGCTGTCTACTGCATCACCAATACAGTAACAGGCGAGCAGTACATTGGTATTACCGTGTGCGGTGGCAATGTGCGCAAGGCACTCAAAGTTCGCATCCAGAAGCACGTTCGCCGTGCTGTCACAGAAAACAAGGACTGGAACCTGTGCAAGTCAATCCGTGAATACGGTACACTTGCCCACACCTACGGTCTTGTAGAAATCATCCGCGGACGCAAGCCTGCTCATGCACGTGAGCGCGAATTGATCCGTACCTACAACCCAGCACTCAACTCTCACTAAGGAGCAGACATGTTTGATCAAGCATACAAGATCGAATTCAAAGGCTGTGTTTATACCCAAGTTCACGGCAACCCATTTGACCGTGGCTCAGCAGACAGCTACTATGGCCGTGGTGCTAAGCCGCATTGGTACCCTGAAGGTACCGGTCGTGGCGAACCCATCACAGAAGAGCGTATGACTGCAGAGGAAATTGAAGCATACTACGCAGGCTACGACTACAACGAGCAATATGGTGACAAAAAGGACTGGGGTTAATCATGGACATCGAACTGCACGGGCTCACGCCCAAACAAATGGCGCTGGCAGATATCATGTGGGCTATTAGCACACGGGAAGGGGTAGAAAGTTTTATCAGTACTCTGCCCCAATCAGACCAGCGGGACTGTCACACAATCATTCAGCTGATGCAGTTGGCATTTGCAGATGAAGTGACGGATACTACAGAAGCGCAAGAACTGTTAGCACAATTCTGATGCGCTGGCTCTTTTACACCGTTGCGGCCTTTTATCTTTGGCTCATCGGCGAAGAGTTTTTCTACATGGCAGTGGCCATGTATGCAGTGTGGAGATTTGTGGTGCTACTGATTTCTAGTGAATTGTAGCATCTTCACCGTCATCCATTCCCACTGCATTAATATCCTTAATTCCGAATATCTTTAGAATGCGTTGTACTGCCTTGGGCGGGTACAGCGCAAATCCCTCTGGCGTAAACAAGTGCTTGAGTTCGCCTTCTGCTGAAATTACAAAACCGTAATCTCCGTCATCGATGCCCAGTTCTTCAAGTGGGTCAATTTCTTGTTCTTGTTCGTCTTGGTGTTGTGGTAGTTTTGACATTTTTGACCGCCTTCAGTTTGTTTAAGTATTTACTGATATGTTGATTCAGTTTAAGTATAACTGATTGATCGGATTCAAACAACCTCGAGTACAGTTGATATGTTTCTGTTAACTGTGCGCAGTCTTCTTCTCCGTCATAATAACAAACCACTTCTGCGGCTATGCTGTATCCGTATGCTTCTACTTCGCAGGCTTCGCCATAATAGATCTGTTGTGCGCGATCCGGGTGTCCTGCTTCAAGTGTGCAGGCATAGT